CTCACCAGGCTCCGTTTGCAGCGCCCGGTTTCTGTAGTTGTAGATAACATTCCCACCGAGAAACGTCCTGGTCCCGTTGGCAAAACCCGGATTCCGTGAATTTGTGCTGATAAACAGGCTATCCACAACGGCCACGTTTGTTCCGTCACCAAGCAACATGCCCGCATTCGTGGGTAAAAGCGTCTCGGCAATGATGCAATTCGAAATCACAACGTCCTTTATCTTGGGCGAAAACAACCCCACGCCCTCATCCGTCCCCCAGTAGAAAGAGCAATGATCAACAATAACGCGCTCCGTCTCGCCTGTCGGGTTCTGCCGTTCACCCTGGATACCAAAAGTATCTCCATCAGATGAAACACCATCGCCGCGCATGATCGTAATATGCTGTATTATCACGTCGGATGCGGCTACGTTCAGGCTGCCGTTCTTTATGGCTATCCCAGGCCATGGGGCCGTTTCTCCAGCAATGGTAAGGTGCGGATTCCGAATATAGACGTCATAGCCCATATCGATCTCACCGGATACCTCGAACTCTGCAATGCGAGGCCCCTCGGCTTCCAGGCAGGCCAATAGAGAACCAGGACCACCGGCGCCCCCGTTCAGGTTCGTAACCTTATAGACTACACCATTATTCCCGCCTTCGGTCTCCACGCCGAACAAACCAAGCTTGTGTGATGCCCTGGCATACGTCCTTTTCCGGAGCTTGCTGGCATAAGGCCCCGTAGCTCCACGAGCGAACCGTATTCCGGGGTTCCTTATCTGACGCATTACCGCCTCTGAGCCGATGGCTGCGTCTGATCCCACGCTACCAGTAAATCTTGTTGATCCACTCCAGCCGGAAAACTGACCCGATCCGTAAAATAGTCCGCCTCAACAGCCGGATTCGTCCCGTAACTGAATATAAAGCCCAGATCCGTGTCCGTGTACTGCATTTCCGCCGCCTGAGCCTCAAACCACCATGTCCCATCGCTCTGCTGGACAAACTGATTCCACGTCAGATAGGTTGAATTGGTGTAGCTGAATACGTACAAATCCCTGTTATTCTGCTTGTCAAACAGCCGCATGGCGTAGGACCGTTGAAGCGCAGGGTTCGGATCGTCACGGTCAAACCGATATATGACTACCCTGGAACTCTTCTGCTGTGGCGTGGCAACACCCTGCCTGATAGTATATTTGGGCTCCAGCGGCAGGGTATTCCCGCTCGGGTCGTCGGCTGCAAGCTGGTTCGCCGCAACAAACGACTTCACATCAGCATCCGGCCAACGGGCAGTCCCGCCGGCCTCGACCGTCGCAAGGTTCTGACTGGTCAGCTGCTCGCCCTGCCTCACGTATGACCGACCTGTATAGTTATTGGGCAATACCAACACCTCGGGCTTAGCAGTGTCGAAATCCGCTACCGCCTGCCAGTCCGTAGTTCTGGCCAACTTCGCCTGTTCGTCAACCAGCCACTTCAGATCATTCTCGATGTACTCCTGTACAGCAGGATCCGCACTTAGTTCGTTCGCCGTGTACAATCGTACCTGGCTGCGAAGCTCCGTGTCTTTCTGCGCTCGAACCTCCTCAATAGGCAGTTGCGAATAGGTCGCCGTCTGCGTCACGGACGTCGAGTTGATCACGAACGCGCTCAAGGTCCGCGTGTAATATGCACCCGGCGAACCAGGGTCGACCAGGACATACACGTACCATCCCAGGCTAAGGTGCTGCGGATCGGTAAGCGAGTCGAAATTCGAATAGGATATACCTGTCTTCGGATCCACCCAGTTAGCCGGAACCACTCTAGGCCCATCAACAACAACGTTGTTATCTACATAGCACTTCAAACTCATGGTATGGCCTCCCAGGCGCAAGGCCCTATTGTTGTTGACAGTATCGTCGTCGCCGTTATCGGGTCGGTCGGATAGGTAATCGTAGTCGCCTGCGTTGGTGACGTTAGCGCCCCACCGGGGACGGAAGTACTGGCTACTCCAGAATAATCCTCGGCGGTGACGGACGTGTCACACGCCGGCCTTGCCGGCTGCGGGATGGCTGTAGTCTGATCAAGAGCAACCAATATCCCCGCCGGGCTTCCTACAGAATGAGAACTTTCCATTGAGCCAACGCACACTAAACGACCATCCGGAAGAAATACGGAACCCCTGAATCCGCTAATCTTCGTGGTCGTCACGGTATTATGCACGAGGTCTTTTCTAGCAACCGCCGTTAGCGCCAAGTCGGCTGAAAACAGCATTGGCGGTCCGGAAGCGGCTAAGTCTCGTTGTCCACCGACATAGAATAATTGGCCGTTAAAAAACTCGATCGTCGGGTTTTCGAACCCCCGAAATCCGTTAGTCGGCGTAACCGCGAACGATTTCAACACAAACAGATCCGATGTTCGAACCTGAGTGATCGAAGGGTAAAAACCAGCGCCACCTTGCCCAGCCTTGTAAAAGGACAGGCCATCGCCGGCAAAAATAAAATCACCGGACCCACTGTCCGTCCACCGAGCGACCAATGGGGTAAGAGCTGAGTCAAGTTTGAAAACCCACCCGCCGTGGGTTGTGAAGTAAAAATTCCCGTCTGTAGGGTGACTTTTAAAGGCTGCAAGCCGCTGGTTATGTGCAATAAATAAAGAAGCCGTAACCGTTGACAGGTCTAGGGGTATTTTAGATATCAACATACCCGTGGCGGGACTCAGCGATTGCACCCCATGGTACAAATGGGTTCCGTCCGAATCGAAACCAACCGACGTTTCCGTATCAGTAAACAAGTTCCAGTTCCCGGTAGCGCTATCGACCCACGATAACGAACTAACCAAGGTAAACGACGAATTGAACCGCATGATCAGGTTTTGAACCTGCGCTGAACCCGTTTTTCTCTGTACCCCCGCTAGATACAGGTCGCCATCCACCAAGCTGCGGTCCATGACGATACCCAGGGCGCCAGTTTCGTATTCGTATTGGCTCTCCAGGGCTAGAGTCGTAATGTTGAACACCCTGATTACCAGGGTACGAAACAACGACTTTACGCAATCACCTATAACAACAAGCTTCCCAGCGAACACACAGGAATCCGTATACGCAATCTTCGTGATCGAAGCGTCTGCAGAATGCTCCAGAAAATACAACGACTCCGCCGTCACCGGTGGTGCTGCCGCGGCCTGCTGTATCAATGTGCGGCGCCCCGTCATAGGGTATAGTTCTCCACATAGGTAATGATCCACGTGGTACCTGTGTCCCGCGTGAAACCGCCCAACATGATGGTATTCCCGGAACTCAGGTCCGGCGCCGTCCCCCCGGGAAACTTGAAACTCGCCGGCCACCCCACCGTTTGGCTGTTGTGGCTCAGAATCCAGTCGAATGACGTCCTAGGAATCGCAGTAGTAACCCCGGTTATCGTAATAGCGCCCGTCGCACTCGTGTAGATCGCATTACCGTCTGCGATGTCCGGCGCGATACTGCCCGAAGCCGCGGTGACGCTTTCCTTCGATCCCGTGTTCTGGAGCTCGTTAACCCACGCGCCATTCTGTCGCAGATACGTAGTGTTGTCGCTCGCAGCGTCCCCGATCTTCGTTCCGAGCTGGGTATTGATGTAGCTCCCCGACCAGGCAACCGAAACCGTCGCCGTCCCATCGTCGATCACGAAGTGAATTGACGAATCACCCGTATGGGCTGACAAATCCCCGGAAATACTGCCAAGTTGCGTGTTCAGGTAGCTACCGGACCAGGCGACATTCGCCAGAGCGGCGCCGTCGTTGATCACGAAGTGAATAGTAGAATCACCAGTATGCGACGACAGGTTACCCGACAGGTTCGTCAACTGTGTGTTGATGTACCCGCCAGACCAGGCCACAGTGGTCAACGTGGAGCCATCGTTGATCACATAGTGTATTGTGGCGTCATCAATGTGGCCCCGAAGCTGCGCGGCGCTCGTGGTGTTCGTCCCGTCGTTCAGGTTCTCGGCATTATCGACCCGACCATCGCCACCGGTGTCATAAACGGCCTTCGACATGTACGTGGCATCAGCCTGCACCCAGGATTTCAGAGTGCTAAACGTCCACCCGGAATCCTGCGTGGTCGCACTGTTCGCCCCCGCTATTTCCGCACCGGTGATTTGCTCCTGGCCTGCCCCGGCAGTCCCTACAACTAGTTCATTGTTGGCCAGTGAGTCGTTATACGTTCTGTTCGCCATTACACTAAGATCCTCGCGTCTGTCCCGGCGCCCAACAACCGGAAATCTCCGTTAGCTAACAACCTGAAGTCCGCCCCAACCGAATTAGTAACGGGAAGATCGTAATACCAGTATTCTGTACGCCCATCTATAGATGTCGCCCTTACATCTCCCGACCCGTGCGATACCTCAACAACCTGGCCTGCCAATACATCGGCGGATAGCGTCAGATGTACGTTCCCATCCACTACCGCGGCGTTGGTTATCGTGGCAGTCAGCCCGCCCACGGTAGCACTCCAGCCGTCTCCCGACGTCAGTGCGTCTACGCCATAGCGCAGCACGATCACGTTATCCGCAGAGTCGCCAACCCTGGCGATTATCGGACCGAAAATGTTATTTTCTATCGGATAGTCCGTTAGTTCACCAAGTAAACACTCGGAATCTCCTAGCTCGCCGCACGTACCCGGCACGTAATCCGCCGTAATCACATCTTGAGGCCCTGCAGAGGTATTCTCAGACCCATCCGAACAGAACCACAGCACGCAGGGCTGGTTGATAGTGGCCGGGCTAACATTTGTGAACGCTACCCCGTTCTTTTTGAACGTCCAGCCCCCATAACACGCGGTTTCCGCGTCTTTGTTGAAGCAAATCGTCAGGACATTGGAGGCAGACTCACCCATGACCGCATCAACAACGAAAAAACACTCCGTCTCATCCTGAGAAATGGCCCGACCATAGCCCCCTCCCAGGTTGTTCGCATATCTACCTTGGGCTTTTCGCCTAAACCTGATGTATGGGTTGATTATCTGTTTCAATCTTCACGCTTCCCAGGTCAACCAAGCAATAATCACCATTGTCCGCCGCCCGTTTCCAGCCGGTCGCCTCGACAATCATTTCGTCGCCCGCCTTAATGGCCGCTTCTAGCCGCCTCCAGCGGCCTTGTGAGAAGCAATTCACGCGCGTCTCACCCTGCAGAGTGCCTATCCCCGTCTGTCCGTTAAACAGCGGCGTGAAAACGTCCACAGACGCCTTGTAGCGCACTCCAGCCACCAAGTTCGGCCTGATCCTTATCCGCGCAACGCGTTTCTTCGTGCGCAACTTCAGGCAGTTCCGCCCCTCTTCGTGTACATCCGTCACAGATCCGCTTTTTGTCCAGTTCACCAGATGCTTCAGCTTCTGATTCACCGGGCGGCGCTTGATCACCGCGCAGCCGATCCCTTGACGCAACATCAGTAGGTGTATCCGAATATCATATTCTCACCCACTATCGAATAGCTCCCCTGCTGATTACCTTTCGCACGTTGCCAGCCTCCCGCCGAACGAGGGCTGTTCGACCTCCCCGTCTGTTTGCGCGATTCCGTGTACACGTTGGCATAGGCGTCACGATCCTGGAAACTCTCACGGTTCCACATGGTGTATTCAACCGCAGTACCGTACACGTAAACCCGGGAAGCAATATCTAGCAGCCAGTTGGTGTCTGTGTCGTTTACCAGCTTGTCCAGCCGCTTGTAATAGACAATGCTAACCGTCGCATCGACTTGCTGGCTCGTCTGTGGCATCAACTCGGGAGCAACATAGCGTAGCGTAGAATCTCCTATGCTGACTGACCGCGGCCTGAGATAATCAGCCGGCAATGGGTACCCGGTATCGGTGATGGTCCCCGAAACACTGGACACCATCTGACGCGGGACAGCACCATAGTCGCTGGTGTAGTCCGACTCTATGCGCTGGGTCGCTCTTTCGATCAGGTCGTTGAGTACCGCATCCGACAAGTTCGCGGACGACTCCGACAGCAGCTCCCTAACCTGGTCACGCAGCGTTTGAAGATCCAAGTTCTATCCCCCTAAAAGCCTTTTCGACTGGAGCGGGCTTGAAATCCTCACCCCACGGCTGTTTGAGTATCCAACGCATAGCACCTAGCCGGATCTTCGGGTCTTCCGAGTCCAGATCAGGCACCAGATACGCAAGGATATCCCGTTCTGCAGGATGGTAATCCCGCGCTACCATGTTGTGCTCCACGTGCGCGTTGGCCTTCATGTCATTTCGGATCTCAGCCCACTGCTTTCGAATCGCCTGTATCTCAGGCTGATAGGCTAGGTAGTTAACCCGCAAGTTCGGCGGAAGCTTCCTCAATATCTCCACTGGAAACGTCATCGCCTTACCATCCCCGCGCCACCTCCGAACACAAACCGTCCATTACCGAACCTTTCTAGCGGCCTTTCCTTCGGGGCTTCGGGTTCCTCGGTTTCTTGTACCCGCGCTTCATTCTCCACCCCTTTGCATATGTTGCAGACTTTCTGCCTGCCACGTCCGGTGAAATCGTGACCACATTGCGTACAGGTTCTCACGCCTGCACCGTCTGCCCTTCACCGGGGCAACAGCCGGTTTCTGCCCGAGTAAGGGAATTCCCGGCTTCCGCGTTGCAGTTGTCCCAGCCTAGATCCCAGTCGGCTGCTGCCGTTGGCTGCCCAACCCCGTAAGGGTTGTTTTCTTTCGGCCTATTCACCGCCGTTCCCTGCAAGCGAAACAAGAACCCCTGGCAATACGCCCTCGACCTGTTGATGTACGGCTGATCGGTTGCAACGCCGTTGCATAGTTTACCCGGCACTTTATACCTCCTAGAAAGCGCTTATGCGCGCTTTTAAAACATCAGAGTATCTTTCCATTATTCGGATCTGTTCCGTCAGTAAATCTCGCTGTCTAGAAGGAATCCCGCTAAACTTTTCGGAAAATGTGAATTCTCGCAACTTCGAAAGTTTTGTCCTTAGATCGGTTAGTTCTTCCTTTACTCGATTCTGCCAATCTTCCATGTTTCCTCCTCGACCGCGCCTAAACGCGCTCCCAATATATCAATGTACGCCTTCATTACCTGCGCTTGCGACTCCAGCAACGATTGATCACTTGATCCCAAACGGAAGAACTCGTCTGCCTCCAGAAACTCGTTCAGTCTCCCGAGCTTCTCAGCAAGTTCTGAGCGCTCCTCCTCAAGTTTATCTCGATCCACTGTGACCTCAAAGGGGGCCGAAGCCCCCACGTTGGTTAGGCAGTCATAGCCAGTTGCTGGTTAACGTCTCGAACCGCACCACTCGCCTTCTCATTCAGCGACAGCAGAGTCCAAGAGCTTTCGACCAGCCACTTATTAGCATGGCCAGTCTTCGCCAGACGCTCGGCTCGGACGTCAAACTGCACCGAGTTTTCCCACATGTTGCTATCGATCAGCGCCAGATTGGTACGATCAGCCGCTTCAGCCTGCATGATCCGGTTAGCCTTTACCTCTACGGCGCCCCAGTTACTCTCGTACATCTGGATTGAACCGATAGCGGTCGCGCTATCTCCGCTAGTCGGCGTGTAGATCGCGCCGATTCGGGCAGACGAGGTAAACATGTAGTTAGTCCACTGCGTCTTGAGAGACGGGATCATCATGAAACAATCGACGTTTCCGCCAGCGGTAAACGCTGCCTCATGGACGGTAGCGATATTGGCTTCACTCAGCGCCCGCGTGGTTCCTGCGGTCGGAGCATCAACTACGCCAGTTCCAGAGTTGAACCCACCATCGGCGCCGGTAGCACCAAAACTGGTATTGGTCTCCACCCACGCAAAGAACCCGGCAGACTTACCGGCTGTGGTCGCCTCGACAGGCATAACCGACGCGTTCTCGGAAAGATAAGAAGCCTCCCGATCTCGACGGGTCTCGTTGGTACGGTTCCTCAACTGACGACCGAACTTGGTAATGTTCCCAAAACCATCCGAAGCCTCAGCCTGCGAAGCAAGGATAATCCCGCGCCCGGTCAGCTGACACCAGGAGAACTTGCGCACACCCTGGTTAGTGGAGTCGTCGGAATTGTCGGCACCGTCAATTCGCGCGTTGTCCTTATCGGGAGCGTTAAGGCTCTCCTCTAAGAACTCATGTTTGGCCGAAGCCTGTGTGTCCTGCATGATCTTGCTGGTAAACAAGACTTCAGTAGGATCAATATTGAACAGCTCGTTGATAACTTTTTCCGGGACGTTCCCGGCGTTGTAAAATGCTGGAAAAGCAGCCATTTAAATCACCTGTTTAGTAAGGCGTCGTCGAACTCGGACTCCATAAGGGTTTTATTCCACCCTCCCCGCGACTTCACCGATTGAAGTTTCTTGCCAACGTCTTTGAGGCTCTGCTTTTTAGGCTGTACTCTGGCTCCAGGCTTCAGGCTTTTCGGAACTTTCTTGACTTCCCGCAAGGCTTTCTTCGTCTCCGCCTGTGTGCGCTCATACTGCCACAGCTTGCGGAACATCTTGGTAGCCCATGGGTTCATCTGCAGGATTTGGTCTACGGTCGCTTTCTCTGCCCCCTCGGACGTGAGATAACTTGAGATCGCATCGGTCTCTTCGCTCCGGATCTTATCCGAACGCCATTCAGGTATATCCTTGCGCTGCTGCGCTTTGACATTCCCGAGATATTCCCGCTGCGATTTCTCAAGCTCTTGAACGTGTACCGCCTGCTTTTGGGTGGCCGTCGATTCCCGCTTCTCGATCTCATAACGGTATTTCCGTTCGAGCTTCGAAGCTTCTCCGGCGTCCATCCCATCCAAAGTGCCGTCTTCCAAAAGTGTGTTATACGCTTTCCTCATGGTCTGCGCTTCTTGCCATAGTGCCGCCGCTTCCGGGTCATACTGCTGAGCCTGCGGCGTTGCCTGTGTCGCTTTCGCCTCTAGTTGTTGGCGTTCGTTTCGAAGATCCTCATTCTCGGTGCGCAATGACTTGTACCCGTCCACAACCTCTGACAACGTGACCTCTCCGTCGTCTGTGGGTACCGTGACATCACGGTAAAACTCCTCAAGCGTCCACCCTGCCTGGTCGGCAAAGTCTTTCGCCCTGAGCTTCTCCCCCGGCCCCTCGGCCTGAGTCTCTTCTACGGTCTCTTCGACCTCTTCCGAAACCTCTTCCGGTTCACCTTCTTCCAGCCCCTCGGCTGTCTCTTCCTGCACTTCCTGCGTCTCCTCTTCCGGCTTTTCTTCCGGCAAAGGATTAGCCAGCGGTACCCCTCGGTCGCTGGGCTCTAGCTCCAAATCCTTGAACAAATCTTCTTTTGCTGTACTCACTTAGTCGCCTCCGACTTATACGCCTTTTTCCGCAGCCCGACGCTTCGCTTCCTCAAGCAAATCCTCGCCGAACTCCTTAAATTTCATGTCTTCGTTTAGCCGGCGAAGATCCATCGATTCCCACCGGCGCCTCGACTGGGCCTCCAGCGCCTCGCGCTCTGCCTCTTTAGCTCTCAGCTCGTCAATGCTTCCCATGGCCAGCCTCCAGTTCTGTCGCCGCCTTGGTAGCACGCGCACCCGTCACGGCGTCCTGGTAAATGGTTTCGTACAGGTCTTCGAGTGCCGCTATCCTGGACGCGCCAAGTATGATCTCGCGTTCCTCCGCGCTCTGCCTAACGCTATGCACCAGATTGCCTCGGTATCTCTCACGTAGCGCCACGAACAGTGGATCGAGACGGCGCAACAGATCATGCGCTTCTGCGCCCTTGCCTATGGCGGCCTGTAGCCTGTCTCGGACTTCCGGAGTGTCTTTCACTGCGTCACCCTACCCTTCAATTTGTCATCCTCATACAGCACACCGCCGGCAACATCCTCCCCGCTCTCAACCTCAAGCTTGGTCTGTGATGTAACAAAGTCGCGCATGGAATCCAAACCATCTTGCCGGATATTCTGGGCATCGGTCATAGCTTCCTCCTGCGTCTTCTTCCTCTTGGTTTTTTCTTGCTCGTCTGCGATGTATTTCTGAAGCATCAACAACTTGTCCTGCTGCTGCTGTTGCGCCTGCTGCTGCTGTTGCGCCTGTTGAGACGCCATCGTCTTCGCTTGCTGCGCTGCGGTAATAGGCTGACCCGTCTGCGGGTTTTGACCCACCGGCCTCTCAGGATCTAACCAATGGTTCTCCACACCCATCAAATTAGCCTGGTCGGTCAGCATTTCGTACAGCTGCGAGGCATCCGTGATAACCCCGTCTCCGCCTTGCTGCATTGTCTCCCTGGCTTTCTGTATCTGGGATTCGTAAGCACCGATCAACCGCGACCGCTCGCCCTCGGACTTCCCGAGCTTCACCGAGAACCGTTCCCGGTCTATCCAGAAACGAGGCTGCGCTTTCTTCCACTCGTCGCCATCCTGGAAATCGAACTCGTCTCCCAGCGTCTTCAGCGCCATATGCAACAGGATAAACGTGTCTCGGATCAACGTATTAGCGATGTTCCGAGCGTACATAGCCGAGCTTCTCTCGGTAGCGGACATCCAGCGTTCGAACGTGCTCGCCTGGATGTTCGTCGGCTTCGTCTGGCTGGAGTTATCCAGAGCCTGGCCGCCGCGCTCAGACCTGACAGAATCGTAATAGGACAGGGCCTGCAGCGATTCTTGTACTATCGGGTTGTACGGGACCGGGATCGCGTCAGTCTGCGGGTTCTCGCACCGCTTGTAACCGCCGCTGAAACCCAGCTCGAAGTCGTCCTCCGACGCTCCAGGGCCGATGATGAACTCCTTATCGTTCGCCTGGTACAGATTGTCGTTCATCTGACGCTTAAGAACGCGCTTGATGTCCTCCGTGTTCCTTTCCTTGTCGAACAGCGACCGCCCTAAGTGTCTGTGCGCAACCCTCAACGCCAACCCAGACGCTATAGGCACATTCCGCACGATCTCATCGCAATAGGGGCCTGGCTCGCCATCCGGGCCGGCCCAGCGCAATATCTTGTCCGTTCGTCCGTAGTAAATCTGGTGGAGCTCTGCGATCCCGTCGCCGTCTGCGTCCACCTTGTACCAACACTCGAATATCGAGACGATATCGCCGCCCGTGTCCGCTGCGGTTGAGTCTCGATACTGCCTCAAACCCTCCTCACGCTCGCTGTTTACCTGATTAGAAGTGATGTCTTCAGACTCCAGCCCGTCGATATCTTGACGGTACAGACCCTTCGCTATCGCCTCGTTCCGGGTCATTCGGCGCTGGTGATAGGAGAATCTATTCTCCTGCAGGTTCTGGTTAACCGCGTCTTGGCTCGTCCCGAAGTCTTCGCGGGCTATCGTCTCAGCTTTGACCTCGCGGGTCTTCTCAATAACCTGAATGTCCACGCTGATCATTCGCGGGGAGACTTCCATGGCAACCGGGAACATTTCGAGCCCGTCGTCAGACACCACCATGTCTTCGGCGATCACGGCTTCCTGCATCACCCTGCGCTCGTATTCCTTAACCTGCGCTTGCTGCTGTATCAGCTGGGCCAACTGCATTTCGACCTGATTTTCAGGGCCTTCCAGGGTGGTTTCATACGGCAGCCGCCACGAGGTCTCAGGCCATACCTTGATATACCCATTTCTGACCAACAGGCAGTCTTGGACCGCCTCATCGAGACGCTGGTATCCTCGCAAACGCTCCCTGAAATACCAGTTGAGCGCTTTGGTCTCCATTTTTGCCTGGTCCTCATCGTCCGGACCCTCAGCCTTGACCTCGATCAGTTCGTCAACCGTGTACATCGGCTGTATTTCAGCCATGGTCGAGTCGATCACATCAGCAACGGCGCCGTCTTGTACCGAAGACTTTCCGGCTTCCTCGTCTCCCTTGGGGCGTAGGAGGAAATACCGATACGCGTCCGAAGCATTCCCGATGACCTCGGATGTCTGATCGTTGTCAGCAAGGCGCAGCTCGGTAGCCACGAGCGATCCCAGCTCGGATGCGCTCAGCGGTTCGTATCTTGTGCTGTAGGTGCCGTCGGGCATTTATGCAGACCTCATATTCGCCGCGCTCGCTTCTGGGCTTGGCGCAAATTGCCTCTCCCGCCAGGGTAAACCGCTTTCAAGTCTTCGTCCTTGATTCGAGCCTTACAGTCGAACATATCATCATGAATCCCAACCGGGAAAGCCTCGTACTCTTCATCTATAAACTGCTGCACTGGGTCGTATATAGAGCCGTCGACGCGCCGTCTCGGTAATGTCGCCGGCAGTAGGAATTTTCCTTGCTCGTAATCTGGTATAAGCCGCTTTATCCTCTCTTCCTTAGCTAAGTTCCCACCTAAAGGAATGATGTTAAATCGGTAGCTCTGACGATCCATCTCGGTTTGGAAATGTTCAATGTCCGCCTGCATACCATACTGTTCATACCCAGACGCAAGCGGCCTGTAATCACGATGGAACTTAAAAAACGCCCTTTGCCGCTCTGGTAGACTTAGCCGATCATAAAGCCCATCAACGAAATAAATGTTGCCGTCTTCACCAAGCCCCAAAACCGCCATCGCCGTGTAGTCACTCGTCTTTTTCTTGCTGGATGCCGGATCGCAGATCAAATAAAGGTTAAGCAATTCCGCATTGACATTGTGATACCGTACTATCCATTCCTTTTTGAATGACTGGACGCTATCCTCAACCGGGTTCTGAAGGATCTGGCAAGCGAAGATATACGGTCCCATGTCGCGGCGTTTCTGCCGCATTTCGTCTTCTCCCAACAGGACCGGCTTGCCGTTGACCTTCCCGTCTTCCGTCCCGGGGTATTCCCTCAGCTTCGCGGTACCGTTCTTCTCAATAGCGTGATAACTGTCTCCGAACGCGTACCGAGTCCCTACCATGCGCTTTGTTCCGCCCCTGGCGCCCAGGTTCAACGACAACTGGAAGGCTTCCGTAGTCTTTTTGATCATCTCAGGTGACGACACAGACGCCGGCCACGTTACAATATCGTCATAGACCAGAGACCGATAGTGTTTTCCTGTCGGTTGTCCATCCACAAGCCCGGACGCCTCAATCGTCGCTTCTTTTGGATTGCCAATCCTTTTGACTATCAGCCCGTCATCTTCTGACCACTTAGGGGACTCTCGCTTTGGGTTTTCATAGAAAATGTCGTCGAAGTGCCTTTGCAGCATCTTGTTAGACTCCATTTCCCACTTGATCTGTCTTAGAAATCCCTTTGCAGTTGGACGAGTGTGACTAAATATGCCGATTGTCGTCTCTTCGCCTTCCGCACCTTCTCCGTGCGTTCGTATAATGTCCTGTAGAGTTAGCCCAAACGTAATAATGGTGGACTTGTAATGCTCTCTAGCCCACAGATCAAGGAACCCGTTTGGATTCTCCTGCACTTCGCGGCAACGTGCGAGAATCCACGGTTTCTCTATATCAAACCTGCTGCACACATACCGAAGTAAGAAATAGAGATCAGTGCGTGCTAGGCGCCTGATCTTCGGTTTCTGCTCCGTCTCCGATAACTTCCGCAATCCATGCATCAGTTTCGGATATGTGCTCAACGGTATGCTTGTGATCGACCTTGCCGACAATGTGTTGTTCGCTCTGCTCTTTGAACCCAAATCGGTTCTGCATGTTCAGCCGCCATACTGTGGCGTTGAAGTCCCCGTTCTTGCATGCATCCCTGCCTTTATCCTCCCACCATTTCTGGGAAAGTGCCTCTCCTGCCTCTATGGCGTCAGAAAACTCTGGTTTTTCCACTATCCATACGTACAAAGTCGCCTTTTTTATCCCCAATATTCCCGCCGTCGCCTCCTTGCTGTATCCATCGGCTAATGACTGCTTAGCGATTTCGCACATTTCCTCACGATACTTGGATTTTCTACCGCCTGGCATGATGTGTTAGTTGGTACTCACTTCTCTGTTGGGCCAAAAAAAAAGACCGTTATTCATCATCTTCCTTGGTATTTACCGTGCTTCTGCTTCGTGTAACAGAAAATGCTTTGCTCTTTCCATCAACAAAAGCTGGTCGCCGATCCCGCTTGATCCCGACGCGACATAAATATCATCAAATTCTCGTTCGAATCCTATTACCAATATTGACTCGAAGTTTTTGTCTTTTAATTCTTCAATAACCCTACTGCATGGGACGTCATTGGTTGTAGCTACGTCCAGCAAGTGGATATTATTTGGCATCAGCTACTCATCCTCATCTTTGCGCAATTCCTATAAAGCAAGGGGGGAAATTGCCTTATTCCTGTCTTTAGCAAAGATCTCTTGGCGCTTCTCCCACGCTGAGATCCACTTTGCTCCGCCGTTACAGTCAGTCTCCCAAGCCACCATGTCGCGCTGGCATTCTTCGAGCTTTTTGTCTACCTGGTTCAGGTCAATAACGCCTTCATACTTAATTTCCTTCCCTACTGAAACCGGCCCGACAAAGCACATGACATAACAGGATTTAAATGCTCCAGTGCGGTAATACCCTCGGTCATCAACAACCAGCGTGTAATCCGCTGAAACTTCGCCTGATAGTATTTTATCCCGATAATCGCGCTTTTTCTTTTCGTCCTTTATCAGCAGCTCCTTGAAATACATTTCTTCCTCTTCAGTCGCCATCATCATCGTCCTTTTTACCCTGCATGTACATGATTATAACGGACATTACGCCAGTTACAACCATGCCTATAAGGGTTTTCCGTTCCTCGGTTACTTCTGTTCCCAGGATTGAGATCGAATAGGCCGCTAATACCAGGATAGACATGATACCCGCCGAGAACAGGACTGCTATTACGTCTTGTGGTTTCCAGCTCAACTGTCATGGTTTCTAAAACTTCGCGTATTCTATTGATTATAGCGCATTTTTTGGTTTTGGTGAACGGGTTGGTCAGTACCGCCAAAAAAGAACCCACCGCTTGGGTGGGTTAAACACCAGATGGGGTATATGGGAATTTAGTGAACGAAACCAGATCCTTCAGGGAATACGCCGTCGACTTCTGAAGCGTATTGTATCCCGAATCGTTGATCTGCTCCAGGTGTCTCCCGCATAACGACGTCGTTACCACGGTCGAGTAAGGGCCTCATAGCGGTATCTGCGCCTTCAGGCAATTCGTTCAGGCACCCATACTTCGCGCCGTGCTCTTTGGCTGTCATTTCCATCGCGGCCGCCATGACTTTCGACTGACAGGCGATTGAACGCAGGAAAGTTTGAGACGCGGCACGCTCTCCCTCGGAGCTGAACTGCTTCGGGGTTAGTGCTGCAGCCAATCTCAGGGTTTCCCTGACCTCGCACTCTTCGTCCGTATGTGCGCTGCCATACGACACACCTACAGCAGGCATGCTCGACTGCGCACCAGCCGAGAGACCAAGCGCGACGCTGACAACGCACGGGTTGGTCCCACCTGCAAGCCCTGGTACGAACACCGTTGGAGCCCGTTCGGCGAAATCGCTGGAGTCGTAGCTGTTTGATGGCTGATTGACGAAGGTAGACTGCGACGTAGCAGCCCCGATACCCGTCGCGCCAGCGCTACTGTCTGCGAGCAATGGCCCACATGCCAGCATGGTTACTGCAAAGAGAATAATTTTTCTCACGTGCCCCCCTTACGGTAGCGGGATTGCGATGACGAATCCGGCGGCATGGTAATTCGAAGCCGATCCGCCTGAGCCCGCGGCAGACCCGCCGGCCGCATTGCCACCACTGAACCCGCCGACAGTCGAGCCGGACAGGACGCCACTGGAGCCGCTGGACGTGAAATTGATTCCAGGGCCTGCAACGCCTGCCTGAGACTGAGAACTCGCTACCGAGCCTGCGGCGCCGTAAGTGCCGTATACACCGGGACCGATCGACCCGCCTGCCGAGGTCGATTCCGCGCCGACGCTACCGGAGCCCTGAGAGACCAGGCCGCCGAAGAACTGGGCACTTACCGGGCTGACATAGAAGATGGAAAGAATCAGAGTGAGGAAAAGTTTTCGCATTTGTGAAGCTCCATGAGATTAATCAACGTTGAAGTTCAAGTATAACTATTTACCGGGATCTGACAAAGGTTTTGCGGTTATTTCCACCTGCTCCCCCACTGCTCCGCTGTTTTCCGAATTAACCCGTCTAGGGATTCGCGCTTAACCCGGCACTGTTCTATGTTTTTGCACCCATCGCAGCCGTCGCTGAACTCGTCGCGGCCTTCGGTTGCGCCTTGCTCCCAGCACGCCCAGAATCGGGTTTTTGTCATGTTATTTCCATCCGTTAATTATAGCACAAACAGGGGTTTATGTTGGTTCTGTTATCTATTTTAGGTTAATTGGTAAAGAAGGGGTTGACTTATCCGGTAGAACAAGTATAATACTAATCATTGAAGCAAAACATACCAGATGGAACCGACATGAAACACTACACCATAAGATTTTTCTCTGAAGCCGAAGACAGAATCGAGCTCGTTGGCATATCCGCCAAGGACGCGGACGACCGACAGGAACAAATCGACGCTCTATGGACACCTGAGCGCGAGGAACGATTCGACGCCGTTGAATGGTATTGATCAATCACCACGCCACGGACGGCGCAACCAGTTATTGTACGCTTGGCGCGAGGGCTTTCTACGGCCTTGCACTAGTCCGGTCTTTGGGTCTAATACCATGCCATGCTCAACAAATATTCCAGAGTACATTCCCGACGTAAGCTTATGCGCCGCCCGTCGGCTGAAAAGGCATT